GTAACAGCCGAATACTGTTGTTGCAACGCATGCGGTGTAGTTCTGCGACCAGGATCTGCGTCTGGGTATGGATTATGGGTTAGGTCTACCAGGATCAGTTGTATATCCTGTTCTTGTACGATAGCACGGACCTGCTCCAGGTCCACATGATTGAGATTGCTGTCAGTTATGATTAAACAGCGTTGATCAAAAAATTGTTCAAGATAAGATCGATCAGTGTCGCGGGCACAGAGAGAATTGAAATGGCTATAGTAAAATAACATCTACATACTTATTGGCTGGATTGGGTCTGGCCACAGTTGGCTCCGTGCCAGCGAGCGTAGCCGTTGACTGCTACCAGCCGATCACAATGTGGGCAGAGTTTTTTCTCACGTTTCTTGCCTTTGGTTGCTTCTATTTTTTTCCTGATAGTTTCTTCACTTTGTTTACGACCTGTGGCCTTGGCTCTTTGTTTGGCCCGAGTTTCTTCTGAGTGGGTTTTTCCCCACATATTATTATTTTCGCCCTGTTTAGCCAAAGATAGTTTAGCTCGGTGTTCTTCTGTTATAGGTGGTTTCTTTTTGCCAGTTGTTGCTTTTTTAAGTTTTTCAATTTGCTCCAAGGTTAGTTTTTTGCCCAGATTCTTTTGACGTATTTTATCTTTAGCTTCTTGAGTATGATGTTTACCAAACATACCATTTCCTTTACCTTTAAAAGTTTCACTTTGTAATTTGGCATATTCTTGTTTGATATTTTCGTATACTCTTGCAGTAATCTTTGTGTTGTATCTTTCTTGTCCGTGCTTCTCTGCTCGCATCATTCTTAGTGCGTTTAGCATTTTATGATGATCTTGACCTGTGGTCATTTTAACTAACAACCAATGACATACAAAATGTTCCCGAGCCGTAAGATTTACTAAATTATTTGATTCGTCTCCGCCACCAAGACTGCGCGGCACTATGTGATGACTTTCTGTATAGGTTTCCAGACGACGATTTTTGGCTCGTTCCGTAATATTTGTGTACCATTGTTTGTATTTGTTCATATATTTATTTATGTTTGTTACTTCAATAATAACATATTTAGGTACAATAGTCAACAAAAAACCACCTTGCGGTGGTTTTTGTCTTCCCATCCCTGAGAAATAAACAAACAATCTCTGATTAGGAGAATGATAAGTTTTGAACGGCAATCTCTCCCACATAATCTGCTGCGTTACCGAAGGAACTTGCAGTATTGGTGAGCTCCACGAATCCGTAGCGAGTCATAAATGACACGACTGGTTCGAAGGTTGACGGATCTAGAACAACGCCACTGCTCATTAACGGAATGTATGGGCAGTAGAACGCAGCAGCATCAGCTTCTGAAGTGCCTTTGTAACCTACTAATACACTTGCTGTGTCTTGAGCATAGCTGTTTACAAACACACGCATAGCACCGTTTAAAGTACCAACAAACTTGGTGTTTGTAGGAGCTTCAAAAGTACCTTCAGTTGTGCGAGCAAACGCTGAAGTTGTTGCAGATTGTAAAACAGTTAAACTTGCTGGACTAACAACACACCAGTTACCAGCGCCACGACGTGTACGCTGAGCGATCAAGTTTGCAGTACGATTGATAAGAACAGCCAAAGCAGCATGCTCGTCACCAACGAATGTAGCAGTACCAGATACAGTAGCTTGGTTGTATGTAAACTCAGTTGCAGCCAAAGTACTCAAGCTCAAGAGAATCTCTTGATCAATCTCAGCTGTGATCTCTTGTGCAAGAGCAGCCATGATTTCTGCTTCAACGTCAATGCCATGCATGGCTTGTGCGTCTTGTGCAGATTCAAAAGTCCAACGTGCTTGTAACTTACGAGTCTTGGCTTCAACAGCCTGTTTCAAGATCTGTACAGAGATTTGCTTACCGCCAGTACCTTCCATGGTAGCTGTGTTGTTGCCAGTGTAACCACTAGCACTAGCAGTGCCTGATGGAACTGTGGAGTATGCAGTTGCAATAGTGAACGGGCTTAATGCTTCTTGGCCGGCTGTTACACTAGTTGCTGCTTGGCTGTTGTCAGTCAAGCTGTTTGCGTATCTTACACGCAGGGTATGGATCTGACCTACAGGACCTGTCATTGGCTGAACACCAACCAACTCGTTAGCGATAACTGTTGGCATAACACGTCTGATAACTGGTAGAATCACTCTGTTTAATGTAGCGATGTTACCACTGCTGGTAGAACCAGTTGATGCGTTTTCACGCAAGTACTTCTTGGTATTTTCAAGGATCACGCTCATAGATGAACGCTTTGAGCCGTTTAAGCCTTCTAGCAATGCATCTTTAGTCTCATCCCAACGACTTTCTAATAATTCTTGTGACATTTAAGTCTCCTTTTTTTCTATCTGATTTTACAGCCCTGCCAGACGCTTGAGGTCGATCACATTACTGCGATCTTCTTCCTGGACACGGGCAGATTTATCGCCAGTTGCAACGGAAACGTTTTCGGTAATCACTTTACTAGCTTTTACAGATCGGTCTGCCAACACAGCTGGTAGATACTTTTCGAAAGCACCGGACAATCTATTTGTCTGTACACTTTCCAACAAATTACGCATTACAGCTGCCTTTTCCTGGTTTAAAGGAGCCAGCAATTCTTCCATGGCGCTTTCGCGCTGATTGGATTCTTTGATTATGCGTATTTCGCGTTCTTTACTCTCAACTAAAGTTTTTGCTTTAGCACCGAGTTTGATGGCTTCGCCTAGTTGCTGTTCTCTTCGAGCAATAACATCATGCAACTTACGAACTTCTGCTTTCTCATTTAAGTGAGTAGCACCAAATTCTGCTGCGTATGCTTCAAAGATTCTACGACCAAAATTGTTCTCGCGAGCAACTTTGATGTCTTCCTGCAACTGACCAAGTTCAGCCTTGAGATGACGGCCAACAGCGTTGGACATTTTCCGAGCACTTTCTGTTACAAAACGTGCCTTGAGTGTTTCCAACTGTTTGCGAGCTTCACGCACTAGACGAACTTTAGTTTCAACAACATCTTGTTTGTCTTGTGCAAATTCACGAATCTCACGTGCAAGTGCATGTACCACAAAGGATTCTAACTTAGCAACGCCTTCTGTGTGCATCTTGCGATCTTTACGCAGTTCACCGATTTCTTCAGCCAATTTGGTTACCATAAAGTCGTTAAACTTGGTGGAACTTTCTTTCATTTTGGCCTGGAACCGGACACGATCTTCTGCAAGTGATTGCTTTTCAGCTTTTACCTGCTCGAGTTCTACTGCAAGACCTTCTGTTACCATACGATCTAGGGCTTCCACCATTACTGTCTTGTCATGTTCATAGCGTTGTGCAAACTCTTCGCGGAGTTCTGCACGGACTTGTTCACGAGCTTCATTTAGCTTGGCTTCCCAAGCTTCAGTGATCTCGCTACGAGTTTCCTCGTTGATCAAGTCGCTATCTAGTAACGGTTTTAAACTATCTAACATAGCGTTATTTCCCCTCTATTTTGAGATCTTTGATCAGGCGCATTACTTCCTGTTTCAAATATCTCTGTACCTTGTTGTCCGATCCGGCTTCTTTTGCCATCTCCAGAATTCTATGTCCGCCACGCATGTTAAGCAGGCCTTCGTAGATTGCTGTGGGATACGCATTTGGTGCGCTGGGTTGGGCAACCACATCCACAGTGACGATTTCAAAGTCACTGACATGTCCGTTGGAGTCGTTGACATTTCCTGATCCACGACTACTAACACCTAGTTTTACACCGCTGGTTAACATGGTCTTGACCAGTTCTCCCATTGGTGTAGGTAATATTTTTAATGTGCCATAACCGCAAGGGCCTTCCATCCACATACGTTCAATCATGTGACTGACTCTGTCCAGGTTGATTTTTAAATCATCTGGATGATCAACTTCGCCTAAGACACTGTGGCCAGTCTTGATCTGTTCATTGATGGTGTCGACTGCGTTGGCTATTTCACTCACAGGATATACACGCTCGTTGGCGTTTCTTACGCCGCCCTCGATGCAAATACCTTTAAGTTTTAAAGTTTTGCCTCCGGAACCGTCCGCAGCTTCTTCCGTCAACAATTCAATGTTGGCCTGGTTGAAGCTGAGGTGTTCTTTTAGATATCGAGCCATATCTTGTTATTATCCTTTTGGAAAAGGAGTTCTGGTGTTTGTACCACCTGCTTGTGCTGTCGTTGGCTTTGGGGCCGCAGATTGCTTGGCATTGCTACCACCTTTGCCAGGAACATTTTTAAATGTGCCAGCTTGTGGTAAATCGCCTGTTTTTGGAGCTGGACGACCTTGTGCAGTGTCACCAGTCATTCGAACTGGACTAGCTGCCATGCCTCTAGCGCCTGAGTTAGCAGGAACTACACTTTTGGTGTTAGCACCGTCGTCGCCCATTTTTGGCACAGCTACTTTGTCTAAAGTAACAGCTTCCATCATTGCTTCGTCGTCACCAAATGCCATTGTGTCGTCTTGTGCAAGAGCATCACCGGCCAATTCGTCACCCATTTCGCCATCTAAATCGCTGTCGATACCGTCATCTTCACCGCCCATGATAGCTTCAAATTCAGCCATTAGTTCGTCTAACTTGTCTTCCAAGTCAATAACTCTGTCTTCGATGTTGTCTTCGGCTTCTTCGTCATGGTCATATTCCATGTCTTTTGTCATGTCTTCGCCATCTTCTTCTGCTTCGTCGTCAAATTCTACATCAGACTCGGCTTCTTGCATGCCTTGTTCTTCTGACTCAACATCGTCGATGAGATCGTCGCTGGCATCGCCACCAATGGAATCCATGCCTTCTTTTACTTTACGACCGTGTTTGTAATCGTATTCTAAATCTTTTTTGACTTTGTCAGCATCACGTTCGGCGCGGTCATCTGCTTTTTCATCATGTGACTCTTCGTCTAACTCTTCGTCTTCTTCTTCGTTCATGAGGTTCTCGTAGATTTCACGAGATTTTTCAACCACGATGTCGTGGAAAAGTTCTTTGGCTTTCGCCTCTTCATCATTGATCACATATTCGATCAACTGTTCAAATTTCGATGTCATAATTTCTCCTTAAGTAATGGCTCGTATATTACTTACATGAGATTGGTAATATTGGTACTTTTGAGGTGTAAAACTGGTAGTTTTTGAAAGGAATTGTGACTGTAGTATTACAGTGCAGGAGCAGACGGAGCAGGTGCATATTGTTGCTTGACCAGCTTGAGTTTTTCTTTGTACTCAAAACTCCTGACGTCATTCATCTGGCGCAGTTTGTTTAACTGGCGCAGAGTCAGGCGAGTCTTGCGTAGATCGCCCAGGGTAGGTTGGCTGTTGTCCTGGCCAAGATCTTGGTAGCCAGGTGCAGCACGGTCGTATATTTCGTTAAGGATCATCGTGTATTTATAACGGAGGCACTCCGCCAGCGGCTCCACCGGCAGGTGGTGCACCGGTACCCGGAGGTTGTCCAGCTACAGCAGGTGTAGCACCTGGTTGTCCTGCATCGGGCATGATTTCGGCACCAGCCAAATCTTCGCCAGCTGTGATGTCACTTTCCATGCCAGCAGGAGTAATGCCAATGCTACGCAGGTCTTGACCTTGTGTGGTTTCAACTTCGGGCTCTTCGCGTTCTTCTCTCCAGGACACTTCGTTTTCCATGATCTCTTCGTCGGTTAGACCCAAGAAACGCTTCATCATGAATCGTTTGCTCATGTACGGCAACTGTTCCAGCTGTGTAAACGAGCTGATGCGACTGTTGTCCATTTCAGCCTGGCGGTATGTGGCAAAGTTTTGTGGCTCGCAAAAGGCAATACTAAACAGACTGGAGTCAATGTTGAATCCTCTCCAGTGCAGGAACATTTTGAATTCATCATCCAGTTTCTGCATGATCAAGTTTTGTAGACGTTTGCAATACTGGTTGAAACGATATTCTTGTATGAGTGCTGTGCCCACTTTGCCGTCGGTAAATGCACGGTCTGAGTCGTCCGGACCGGTGGGCAAGTAGCTACTTGGCACACGCAGACCGCGGGCCATTTTGTTATTGAAGTATTTTAAATCGTCAATCTCACCCAGGTTTGTACCACCTTGTAGGGTATCTACACTACTGCCGCGGCCTTCACTGGTTTGCGGGAAAAAGTAATCTTCATTGATACTGAGTGGGTTATAACTGGCATCCATCATGCTGGCACCGCCACCATTGTTGGTCGGAATACGTCGCTGATGCATTTCGTTTTTAACTCGTTCCACAAACTGCATGGCCAGGTGACTGGGCATGTTGCCCACATCAATCTTGAATACTCTACGCTCAGGTGCACGACTCACACGATAGATCAACACTGCATCTTCTAGCAGTTCTTTTTGTTTGTAGACCTTGAATATGTTTTCCAGAATACTTTGTCCAAATGGCCAATAGAAATCCAGGCCTTCGTTGAGACTAAGATGTACCACGTGGCGACTATCCAGGCAAGTTTCGTTCATGGCCTGTTGGAAACGACTGCCGCCAGCACCGCCTGCTCCTGCACCACCTCCGCCGGGTGCGGTATAATTGTTTTGCCCAATAGTACCAGTGGCCCTGGTTGCATAGTAATCGTTTGTGGTCTTTTGAGCTATGCTCATGTTTTGAAAGTTGGGGTTGATATCACGTATAATGTACTGCTCGGGCCGCTTGCCTTCGCTTTCATTCACAATGACTCTGGCCACCTTGACCATGTCTACCCAGTACATTTCAAATGTTTCTGGGTCACGCACAAACACCTGATCACCGTACTTGATCACGTTGCGGAACAGCTTGAACATGCGTTGGTCCAGCTTGTTCAGCTTGGTCCATTGTTGCAGTTGCTTTTTGATAATTTCAATTTCGTGATCAGTTGGCTTGTCACTAAAATTTATGTCAAACGGAGTTTTGTTGTCTTGGTTGGTCTGTGTGCTGAATTCGGCTATGATATCTAGACAAGCATTTACTTCACTATCGCAGTCCATGTTTTCATACTGATTGTAACGCTCTACACGATTGGGATGGCCTGAATAAACTTCAGGCAATCGGCTGGCATAGTTGCGGTAGGCAAAGTCGTTGCCAGTGCCGGGTGTGTCGTAACCAGAACCAGTCTGCCTGGGATAATTGGGCAGGCCAAATTGATTGGAGCCCGAAATTGGGCTTAGTTGGCCGCCAGTGTTGGCAACTCTAAAATACTTTTTCCATCCGCGCCCTTGACCGCCGTTGTTGTTTTCTGCCATAGTCTAGTATTTATGGCGTTATCTGCTCTGCTGCAATATCTTTGTGCTGACGCTGACTTGATTCTGCATGACTCGCACCAGCTCATCTAGCTTGGTCAACTGCATGACCATCATGTCTTGTGTGTTGGTATTGTTGAATGCCTGTACCAATTGATCCATTTTGGACAGTTGTTGAGCCATAATTTGATTGGTGCCAATAGAACCCGGGCTAGTTTCTGTGTTGGCAGTAGGCTGTATAGTCAGTTGTTCGGTGCCGTGCATGGTTAAATCAGGTTTGTATCCACTTGTAGGGCCGGTCAACATTCCACGGAATCCGTTGGCACCCGATATCTTGGCTGGATCTCCGGTTCCTACAATTTCACCCTGTGGCATGGTGTTCTTGCTATCTTTTGCTGCTGTTTTCTTTGATTCTAAATCTTGTTCGTATCCTTCTCGTGTTATCCCGTTCCCTAACAGGGCCCTGGCTTTTTCGTGTTCCTGGCGCAGACGGTCAGCAGTTGTCATTCTTCGGGGATTGGTTTCTTTCTTTTCCACAGGTGCGACGGCTTCGACAGACGGGGGCTCAGCAGGCTGATTGGCTAGCATCCCGGCTCTATTGCGTCCTGCAAAAGGTTTAAAGTACGGATCTTGTGCAGTATCTACTGGCGCAGAGGCAACTTGTGTTGTTTTTAACTGTTGTGCTGCGTACTGGTTGACCTTGGCAAGATTTTCACCGCCCAAATATCCGCCAGCTTTCCTTACATCCCGGCCGGCTACTTGAGAAGTTGCCAACACATTGGCCTGCTCTTGTGACATGTCCTTGATGTTAATGCCCATGCCCTTGGCCATGCCTTGGGTTTTTTTCATGTACCAGGCCGTTACTTCTGCAGCTACTAGAGGTTGAAGTACAAGGTCAGGATCTTTTACCAGACGATCATCACCGTAAATGGCCCGTGATGCTTCTGCATAGTTACTTTTGCCGGTTAGTTGTATAAATCCTCGACCACGATACTTCCAGCCGTCTCCCGGCTCCATGTTGCCCATGCGCCGACCAATGTCAGTTTTTGCTCCGTACATGGCTTCGCCAAAATTCTCTGGACTGCTTTTCATCTGATCTATTTCACTAGCACTCTTGCCTGCGACCCTAGATCCAAAAATTTCTTGAATTCTTTTGTTATCAGTTTTGCGATAATCAAGATTCTCAGCGATACTTCTGCCTTGTGTTTCTTTCATCACGTTGCCAAGTGTGGCTGCTACATACTTGGTATCGGTTATTCCTTGCTTTGCCAGCGCCGATTTGATCAGCTCCATGTTCTGCGCTTGATCTTGTTTTAAAGGGGGAGGTGTACCGCCACCTGTAACTGTGCCCCCTCCAGTTCCGCCTCCTCCAGTTCCGCCACCACCAATTGGTTGATCTTTTGTATTTGGGGAGCCTGTGCCGGGCACTACCCCTGATATCTTGTTAAGAAAACTGCTAAATCCTTCTAACGCACTAGTGGCTGGCCCTACACCTTTTTCCACCAGACTTTGTAGAGCATCACGTGTTTTCATCTGCTCTATACGAGCATCTACCATGGACTTGGTGTTGGGATCAATGCCTTTTATCTGAGCTTCTTGTTGTGCCTTAACCAGTTCTTCTTGGCTTTTTGCTGTGGTTGTTGTGTAACGAGATTGTGATTCGCTCATCTCTTTGGCGCTAAACATAAAGGCGCCTGCGTTGTATTTAAACAGTTCCCCCATGGCCTCGCGTTGGTTTGTTATACCTTCGTTTACAGCATCAATGTATCCGCTGGCCGTAAATCGATCTGTTCCAATCATACCAACAGCTTCAGGAGATGCCATCAATGTTTTGCTCATGGCACTGAGATCGCCACCAACACCTCGCGAGAATTCTTTTAATTTGTCACCAGTCATTCGACGTGCTGCATTTTCGTATTCATTTGCCAGCCTGTTTGATTCCAAATCACCAGCAGCGCCTTTTTTCCTTAGCTCATAAATGGTTTGATTCAATGCATCTTCAGCCATGGCTGTATCTAATTTTTCTTGTAATTTTGCGGCATCATCGCCAGTGAGCTTGCTTAACGTATCTAAATTCTTGATGTAGGCAGCGCTTTGTTGTGCCAGGTCTCTATTAATTGCCGACGAAGCCACACCGGACTGTTGCTGTTGCTTGACAAACAGAGCCATGCCCCTGTTAATATCGTCGGGCGTTTTGCCCAGCAACTGAAAAGTCTTGCCTATGTCACTGCGTTGTATTTCTGATGCAGCATCAGCAAATGCCTTGGATCCAGTGGCCGCAGTGCCACCAAAGGCCGCCAGCGCCACACTGTTTTCCTTGAGCAAGGCAGTCATTTGATCTAGTTCTTTGATGCCATAACCAAACTTCTGCATGTTGTTGAAAACTTCGGTCATGCCACCTGCAGCAGATTGTCCAGTCTTGCTTAGATCTTGATAGGATTTGAACAGTGCCTCGCTCTGTTCGTTGACTGTTTTAAAGGCCTTGCCGGCCAGCCCAACACCAAAAGTAAGCACTTTCAGTGCTAGTCCAAGTGGCCCTGCAAAGTATTTTAATGCTCCTAATGCAGTAGTAAATGCAGAAAAGCCTGCTACCCCTGCGTCAATTCCTTGATTGAACTGTGTGACCCCCAGCTGACCGTCCAGGGCCGATTTGCCAAGTGCTTTTAGACTCTGACTGGTCTGTGCCAGCTGAGCGTTAATTTTCAGATTGAGTTCACGATTTTTCTCTGCTTGTTCTAAATCTTGCTGTCTTATAGGAAGACTCTTTTCAGTAATACGGTTTGCTTCCTCTTGAAATCGCAGAAATTCTTCGTTGGGTGTCTGATCGGCCATAACTATATTTACCGAGGAAATAAAATGAACCCAAACAACCCGTTACAACAGTATTTTAGACAGCCAGCAATCTACATCAAATTGCCCAGCAATGGACAACACTATCCTGCTGGGGCGCTGGCCACCACACCCACAGGCGACTATCCAGTGTATCCCATGACTGCCATAGACGAAATCACCTATCGTACCCCAGACGCCATGTTCAACGGCCAGGCCACAGTGAATGTGATCCAGAGCTGTATGCCCAATATCAAGGATGCCTGGCAGATACCGGCCATGGACATGGATGCTGTGTTAGTGGCCATCAGAATTGCCAGCTACGGACAC